GCGTCGCCACCGCGGCGGCAGCCCTCGCTCCCGCGTTCCTCGCAGCAGCCGGCGTCAGCTTCGCAGCGCTCAAAATCGGCCTCGAAGGCGTCAAAGAAGGCGTCAAAGCAGCATTCAGTGCCGAAACCGCGGAAGAATTCGAAAAAGCCATCGAAAAACTCCCCCCGGCGGCACAAAACATAGCACGGGCATTCCGCGAATTCCAGCCCCAAATCAAAGCAATGAAAGAAGCAGTACAAAACAATCTGCTTGCTGATTTGGGGCCTGGTATCCAATCCGCCATGAACAACCTGCTCCCAACATTCTCCACCGGGCTGCAAAACATTGCCACCCAGTGGAACGGGGCGCTCAAAATGGCGTTCGCGGAACTCTCATCCCCACGGGCACAATCCGGCCTTGCCGCGGTCATGGATGGCGCAAACCAAATGGCCGCGAACATGCAGCCGGTCATCTCCAACCTGCTAGCGGCAGCCGGGTCACTCGCTGAACAAGGCAGCAAATACCTAGGCTCCATCGGTACCGCCATCAGCAACATGACCGCTGGTTGGGTGGAGAAAGTCGAATCACTCAAACAAGTAGACGCCTCAACAGGTCTATCCAAATTCGACACCATCATCCAAAACGCCAAAACCAACCTAGGATTCCTGAAACAAATCCTAGATGGTTTATTTGGCACCCTAGGAAACCTACTCAAAGCCGCAGAAGTCGGCGGCGGCGGGTTCCTCAACATGATGGCCACCGCCCTACAATCCCTCAAAGCCGCCACCGCGGAAGGCACCGAAGGCTTCAAAAACATTGTTACCTTTATGCAAGCTTCCGCATCAGCGGCAAGCCTGCTAGGGCAAGCCATTGGCCCAGTGCTCAGCATTGTAGCCCAAGTCGCCGCGGCCCTCGCCACCGTTGCGGCAACAGCAATGCCAGGTGTCCTAGCGGTACTAGAAGCCGTTAAAACCGCAATCCAACCAATCTTTGATGTTGCAGGGAAAGTCGGCACAGCACTAGGGGAAGCTCTCCAAGCGGTCGCCCCGGCAATATCCCAGTTAGGTGCGGCCATAGCCCCCCTACTTGAAGGGCTAGCGCTCGGCATTAAAGCCATGTTCGAGGCGGTAGGCCCAGCCCTCACATCCCTGATTGCATCCGTTGGCCCCGCAATGGAAGCCCTCAAACCAGTCTTCGAAACCGTTGGTAAAGCACTTGGTGACATCTTCGCCGCCCTAGGCCCAATCCTAGAATCCACCGTGAACATGATTAAAGCGTTCTCGCCGATCTTGGATCAAATATTCAAATACATTGGCGAAATCGCAACGGAAATTATTAATGGCCTAGCACCACTATTCACCGGGCACGATTCCGTGCTTATCAAGTTTGTGGACGCCCTCAAGCCCCTAGTCGATGTGCTAGGTCAAGGCCTGCTTAGTGCGATCCAAGCGTTGCAGCCGGCAATCCCGCCAGTGATTGATGCTTTCAACAAGATTTTGGAAGCCCTCATGCCGCTGATGCCGACCATCACTGATGTGGTGCGGGTTATCATGGACGCTTTGGTGACCGCGCTGCGGGACTGGTTGGTCCCAGTATTTGTCGAAGTGGTGAAAAACATCACCGCCTTCGCCGTGCCAATCATTGACTACCTAGTACCAATCCTCAAGGTGCTTATCCAAATCATCATTGGGGTAGCAGACGTCCTCATCAGCGCATTCAGCACCGCCATGAAATTCATCATGCCGATTGTGCAAGCCGTAGGTGCTGTCATCCAATGGCTAGGTGACCTTATCGGTCGGGTGATTAAAACTTTTATCGCCCCAATCATCGAAGGTTTCAAAAACCACATCCAAGAAGTCTTCGGCTTCTTCATCTCCCTTATCAAAGGTGACGTCAACGGGGCCCTCGAACACCTCAAAAACATTTTCAAAAACGTTGTCGACACCATCAAAACAATTTGGGAAAAACTCAAAGAATACTTCGGCACTCCAATTAAATTCTTCATTGATGTTGTTGTCAATAAGGCGATTGTTGACGGCTGGAACTGGGTTTCTGACAAGTTCCTCGGCGGAAAACTCCCTAAACTTGAACACATGCCCTACCCCAGCGGCTTGAAATTCGCCACCGGCGGTATCCTCCCCGGCTACACGCCAGGCCGTGACCCGCACAAGTTCTACAGCCCAACCGGTGGCAGCATAGCCCTATCCGGCGGCGAAGCAATCCTGCGCCCCGAAGCAACCCGAGCCTTCGGCCCGAAATCTATTGATGCGATCAACAAAGCAGCGCGCAACCACGGCGTGAAAGGCGTGCGACGTCTCATCGGGGAAGGCGCACAGTACAAAGACGGTGGCATGATTGATGAAAAAATCCACCGCGTTCTAGAAGAACTCAAACCAGAACATGGCAAACCCTACCAGTATGGTGGTACCGGCAACCCAAGCTGGGACTGCTCCGGGTTGTGGTCAGGTATTGTGCAAGCCCTTAACGGCGGCAACCTCCGCGGTGGACGAATCTTCAACACGGAATCCCGCTTCGAAAATTTTGGTTTTGAACCGGGACTAAAGGGTCGCGTCACCATTGGTGTGCTCTCCGGCAAAGGCGGCGGCGAAAATGGCCATATGGCCGGCACTATTGACGGCATGAACCTAGAATCCTCCGGTGACAACGGTGTGCAAATTGGTGGCCGCGCCCGCGGTTCCGACAACTCCCTGTTCAACCACACCTACACGCTGACAGAATTCCTAGGAAAATTCATCTCCGGCGGTGGTGGTGGAGCAAGTTTCCTATCAATCCTCATCAGCGGTGTGAAGAAATTCCTTGACGGGCTTATTAAACCCATCAAAGACAAAATGACCGGCGATGGTGAACACGGCAGTGGCGTTTTCGGCCGCCTCATCCCCGGCATTGCGGAGAAACTCTTTGATGGTGTTATTGAGTTCATCATGTCCAAACTGCCCGAATTTGCCCCAGCCGGCGATTCCGGCGGTGGTGGCGGTGGGGATGTAGAACACTACCGACCCCTAGTGGAACACATCCTGGAATCCAAAGGCCTGCCAAAATCCCTGGCCAATAGCCTACTTCGCCGTATGAACCAAGAATCCAGCGGTAACCCCCGCGCGGTAAACGGCTGGGACTCCAACGCAGCCGCTGGCAACCCATCCAAGGGTTTGATGCAGGTGATTGACCCAACATTCCAAGCCTACAAAGACCCAGGCTATGACGATATTTGGGACCCGGAATCCAACATTCGTGCATCCATCAACTATGCGATCGCACGTTACGGCAGTTTGCCCGCGGCATATGATCGCGCCGGTGGCTACGATTCCGGCGGTGAAGCCAAAGGTGTTGGCTACATGCCGAAATACACGCTGCGGCCCGAACGTGTCCTATCACCAGGGCAAACCAAAGCGTTCAACCGGTTTGTGTACGACTTCCTACCCGAACTCATCCAGTCCTACAAAAAAGACCCAAAGCGAATCCAAAACGCGGTCAAAGACATCACCAAAGAACTGCGCATCATCAACACCAACCTGTTGAAAGAACGCGACAAGCGGATCGACAAATGGTCCGAATGGGTGGCAGAAGACTTCCGTCAGCAAGAAAAAGGCACAAAGAAACTCAACAAGATTGACATGTCAATCTTTAACGAGAAGTGGTGGAAGAACAATACCAAGGATGGCGACCCCGACAAGCTCATCAATGCGTTGGAAAAATACGCTGACAAAAACGGCGACAAAATCAAAACCAACGTCAACAAGGCGGCAAAAGACGTCGGAACCGTTCTTGAAGACCCCCACGGCTACCTGAAAGCCGAGGAAGTCGCCCGGGAACGAGTAGAGAAAGAAAAGGAAGAAGCCGAAAAGAAAGCGGAAGAAGAGCGCCAAGACAAGGAGCGGGAAGCCCAACGGGACGCCCAGGAGCTCAAGTCTGACCAACGCCGCGAAGAAAACAAGAAAAAGAAAGAAGAACGCGCCGAAGAACGCAAAAAGAAGAACGAGAAAAAGAAGAAAGAACTCAAAGCCGCCAAAACAGACGCCGAAAAGAAGGCGATTGAGGCGCGATACAAAAAGGAGGAAGAAGAAGCTTCCGACGCCGAATATGAGCACAAGAAGCAGGAAAAACGGGAGGAACAGCACCAGAAAGACCTAGACAAGAAAGAACAGAAGAAGCTCAAGGAACAGCAAAAAGAACGCGACAAGAAACTCCAGGAGGAAATCAACAAAAAGAAAGAATCCGGCGAATACTACTACGGCTATAAAGTTCTGAAAGAAGATGGTAGTAACCCGGATGCTTATAAAGAGTCCGACAACGACAAATTTGCTTCTGATACTGGTGATGCGGTAGCCGGCAAATTTGATCTAAGCGGAATCACACAAAAGCTCCGAAACCGCTTCCAACAGGGTAAGCAACTAGAAGCCGGCATTAACCTTGCCCTACCAAGCTGGTATGCAGCCCTCAACGGGGACACCAGCGGCCTGCGGCATAACGTCGCGGCCGCGTCCGCAATGACCTACGATGAAGCCGAATCCAACCTGCGTTCCTACGGCCCTGAAGCCTTAGCGGGCCTGCTAGAATTTGGTTTGAGCGGCGCTTCAACCCGGCGCGCAACCAGTGCTGGACCGCTCATCCAAAACGCCTACCTTGGCATGACCCAAGCAGAAATGATCCAAGGCTTAAGCAAGTACGATGCGATGCGGGCCCGGCGCGGAAGCGGCACCAGGCGGTGATAAAACAGTAGGAGGCCAGATGGTTTGGACAGACAGTGTGATGGTGGTGTACCAAGGCCCACCAAGGTGGGATGGTACCAAATGGGTTAACGGCGACCGGTTCCGACTATCTGGCTTTCCCCGCGGGGAGCGCCTCCAAGACGGCGTTGAACTGGCCCGCGGCCTAAGCGGGCTGGATCGCAGCACCGACGAGTACCGGATTGACACGGGGGCAAACACCCCCGGCGGGGATCTTGTGGCGGTTTCCACCGGCCGCCGCGAAGTCAGCGGCCAAATTAATATCCTTGGGAGTTCTCCCGCCGAATTGCGGAAACACTACCGCAAATGGTGGCGGAACCACCCGGAAAAAGAAAAAGGACGGCTTTGGTTCTACACCCGCGAAGGCGAACCACGGTATTTATCGGTGGTGAAAACTGAAGGCGCGGGGCTTTTCACCAATGAACAAGACCCGGCACTTTTAAACCGGGTAACCTCAATGCCGTGGGGTTGGGTGTCAGACTACCCCTATTTTTATGGTTTCCGCACCAGCCACGATTTGCGGCACACTGGGGACGGGCATTTCAACGCGGTATTCTATAACCCCTCCACTGTCCCTGAAATCTACCCCGATCTGTATTTACCCGGTGGTGGTAAATTCCAACTATCCTTAGGGTACGGGCAACCTTATTTTCAAACTAGGCCAATTCCCCGCGGCTCAACCGCGAAAATCAGTTTTGACCCGAGGAAACGAACCTATGTGGAAAAAGACGCCCGCGGCAACTACACGAACCTGTGGCCACTTATGTTGGGCCGCAGGCCGAAAATCAGCCTGGAGCCAGAAACGCTGAATAAGTTCACTGTGACGCTAATGGAATGGACAAATAATAACGACCAACGTCTTGATTCTGACCCGCGGATCGTTTACACACCGGAGTTTATGTCATGGGTTTAACAGCGAAACCAGGGTACGAGTCAACAGTTAAAAACGGCTATCGGTTCGAAATTGAAGTGTTCACCGGGGACGGTGTTTACCTAGGTGAAATTGGTGATTATGATGACCTGCAGATTGAGTTTTCCAGCGAAATCACCGACTACGATATTGGGTCTTTCGCCATACCGTCCACATCTATTTGGTCACAGTTTTTCAATAATATTCAAGGACAAATTGTTCTCATTCACATTCTCATCAGTGATGATGAAGGGGTTTGTAAAAAGTGGACAGGCCGAGTAGATGACGTACAGTACGGTGCTGAATGGTCCCCAACAAAAACCACAGTCAATATTATTTCCGACAAGGTTTGGTACAAGCATATTATCTGTTGGTCGGCGCCGTTCTCCCCTATTGGAGTGCAAGCCCCGAAACGGAGGGTGAAAACCGGGCCTGCTATTTCCCAGATGAAACAATTCATCATTGACAACCTTATCCGCATCCAAGCCCCGCATCTGAACGGGTTTCAGCAAGCCAGATTATCCACTTACAACAATAACCCCAGCGAGTTCCCCAATGTCAAAGACATTATGAACCCGGTGGTGATGCCCAGTATTTCCGACCAAGTGGACACCAGCCCCGTGGTTGCGCTTATGGCCCAAATGACCCCAGCGGATGAACTTTGCCACGAAGTATGCAAAGACTACAACCTACTTCCCACCGCGGAAATGATCGTGCCAGGACGTGACCCAAAACCAGACTGGTACACTGGCAGTCTTGACAAACCATTGGTGGTGCTGGATATTAAGGACAAGGATTTATCCCGCACCAGGTCGCAGTGGCAACCTAAATGGAAAGCGTTAAGTAAAGAAGCCCTGGTGTTTGTGCGCGGCTTGTTCGGCCGGTATGATGCTCCACCCCCAACCTTCATTAAAGTCAGCAACCCGGAGCAGCTCAAACAGTTCTTCGGTGACAATCCCACGACTGACCCGTGGGTGATTTTCCGCCGCTCCCACGAACACTGGGGGAAATACTCTTACCGAATCGTGGCACCCCGCGCGGTCAAAAGCATTGCGGGTGGTAAATCCCAGGACTTCCTCAACAAAGGCATCAGCCTATTAATTAACACCGCGATTAAAGGCGCCCTGTCCATGATCGGGTTGTCGTTCATCGGGGACATCATCACCGGGGAATTAGACGATATCCTACTTGCCTATCAAGTTGCTGATGACACATTTATGCGGGAAAACCTAGGGAAATTTGCTCTACCCGAATCCTACGATGGGAAAGGGGTTACCGCCTACAGTTTCGATTCCACACAAGCCCTGCGGACCGGCCGGATCGAAAACCTAGGTTTCTATGTTGGGGAGTTCACCGGCGGCCTGTCCGCGTTCAAACCATTTAAAATTTTTCGGGATTTTGACCTGCTTGACCCCATTGGCTGGGAATCTGACGACGGGGAAACCATTTATACTGAACGTATCAAAAAAATCACAGTGCAGCACAACCGCGGCAACGAGCCACAGTTCGAAATCAATGTTGGAAGGAACGAACGAATGGATGACCCGATGGAGCTTACACAGCGGCAACAAGCGCGGTTTAGTGTGGCAATTAAAGCAGCGTTTAATGTGGATTAAGGAGTAAAACATGCCGAACAATCTTAGTGATCTACTAGTCCGCTTGCGGTTTTATACCGAGGGGGATGGGTTGGATTTTGAAAAAACCCGGCGCGCCGCCTTTGTGGTGGAAGACGGCTACGGGGAATTACCCTTGCCTTCGGGACAGAAAGGCGACAAGGGGGACACGGGGGACCCGGGCCCTGCTTTGTACCCGGATTTGGTGATGGGTGGGTCCGACAGTGAGGCCCTTAAAGCCTTGCAAAAGCGTTCCGCGGCGTGGAAAACTGACCCCACAGAATCCCGGTTTTTCGTCATTAACCGGGACACAAAAACAGGGTTCTTCTACACCCGCGGTGGCTGGACGATCATTCGGAACCTTTTTGGGGCTAATTCTGAAATTACCCCTGGGGAATTCCAGCAACCAGTCACATATAAGAATGTGGCTACAGAACCGGAGAAACCAGCTGATGGGGTGGTGGTTTTTGCCCAAGGCGGCAAGTTGTTTATGAAGAATCCCGCGGGTGAGAAGAAACAGTTGGGCTAATGTCGAATCGTACGCGAAATCACCCGCACTGGAATGATGACCCTTGGGATTCCGCAGCGAGAACCGCAAGCCAGGGTAATGTTGGGATTGATCTTGGTAAATACGATCTTTCGGCTTTGGGGAATGGCAATGTTCAAGACATTGACTTAACCTATAAGGATCGAGAACTCCGTGATGATCCTAATAGGCAAAACAACCCTATTTTCCGCCTGTTTAAAACCATTTCCGACCGGTTGTCAGCATTCCGCGACGAGGTATTGAAACGTTTCATCAGGGAGCGGGAGGACACCGAAAAGGCGGTTTTGGCTGCGAAAAACCAGTTTAATGACCGCCAGTCCAAGTACGCCGCGGCCCTTGATGCAGCACAATCCTATGGTTCCTGGACGATCGAGAAACAATTTGACCAGCAGTGGTATGAAGAGACTTATTTTTGGATTTTCACTAAATATAAGCCCAAGTGGGGGATTGTGCCCGTGTGGCATGGGGGTCAAGTGGGACCTGCGAAAAATTGTCATATTGATAGTGGCATTATTGTTTTAGACCAGCCTGGTTTGTGGCGGTACAATATTAGGTTATTGGTTACTGAACAAAATTTGAGTACTCCGCCTGGGATGGGTGATTGGCCAAAAAACTATATCAGTGACAAAGATGATTCAGATACTTGGATTCGCGTTGAAGTGTGGCGTGCGGACGCCAGTTTACAGGATATTGACAGCGATGATACTTCCAAGATTATTTCGCGGCAGACGGAACAGTTCGGGCAGAAACAATCGCAGCTCACGGCAAGTTTTGCGCCAATAGTGCACACTGCTCATTGTGACGGAACTGTGTTCTTGGATAGTAATATGGCGGAACAGCGGGGGGCTAAGTTGGTTGTGAAGGTGTGGGGTGCGCTTGTGCACGCGGGGGCTGAATCAACCCGCGTGACGGTAGACATGTTAGATACCAGTCATTTGGTGCCTAAGTCTTTGAAGGAAGGTGGTGAATAAAGTGCTATCTCACGCGGAAGAATTAGCGGGTGCTAAGGCAAACGTTGAACGTCTCAAGCAGGCTGTCAAAGATTTTGACCCTAACACCCCGCTGGGGGTGTCGTGGCCATTGGCACAGCGGAAGCTTTCACTCAAAGCTGCGGAAGCGTTCTTGGAAAATTGTCAAACCCCGAACGGACCCTGGTATTAGTAGTGGTAAACTACTAAACAGTACGTAACAGTGACGAAATACAGAAAGGGGAAAGGTTGAACCTAGACGCTTATAATTTTAGTTTCAACTCGCGCGCACCGGTTGAATACAAGCCGTTTCTTGAAGACGCAATGATCCAAGCAGGGGTCACCACAAAAGACCGCGCGGCAGCGTTCTTGGCAACTGTTGGCCACGAATCCGGGGACCTGTACTACCTGGAAGAAATCGCAGACGGCAGCGACTACAATGGTCGCGCCGACTTGGGAAACTTCTATACAGGTGACGGCCCCCGGTATAAAGGCCGCGGTTTCATCCAACTAACCGGTCGCAACAACTACGCTGCCTTCGGTAAATGGTGCGTAAACAAGGGTCTTACTAGTGACGAAAACCTGTTTATCAACCAGCCGGAACTAGTGGCCCAGCCTCGTTGGGCTGCCCTGTCAGCCGCTTACTATTGGTCTACCACCCGCCGTAGCTACAACGGTGTACAAGAATCAATCAACGACTACGCGGACCGGCGGGACTTTGTCAGCGTCACCAAAGCTGTCAACGGCGGCTTGAACGGTTGGGAAGACCGTAATGAACGCTACCAGTCTTTCTACAACTATGCGGGAGATATTTTGCCTGGAGACGGCGTGAACAGTGAGCCGGAAGAAGTAGAGCTGCAACTTGATTACTCGCGGGATAATGTTGTCCAAGACACCTACTACAACTGTGGTCCAGCATCCAGCCAAACCGTCATTCTTGCCGCCACCGGCAACCTTATTGGTGAATTTGAGCTAGGCGGCATGCTTGGCACCACCGTAAACGGTACTAACCACATTGGTCAGTTTCCCCCGGTGCTCAATTCTTACATCAATGGGGCCAAGTACACCTACCGGGACCTGCCGAACTACCCTAGTGGCGACCTGAAGGAACAAATCTGGAAAGATATTTCCCGAAGCGTCCGCGCAGGCCATGGTGTAATCGCTAACATTGTTGCGCCGCCAGACAACTATCCCCGCGGCACCCGCGGCAGTATCAGCCCCGCCTACGGTGGTGGCGAAATCTACCACTACATCGCGGTTATGGGAGTATGCCCAGGGGAAGGCCGCCACGTGTGGATCGCTGACAGTGGTTTCAGCCCATACGGCTACTGGATGAGCTTTGACCAACTCTGCACCCTTATTCCCCCGAAGGGATACGCATATAGCACTTCCGAACCTGTTATCCAAAACTCGAACAAGGAGGTTATTTTGTTCGGACCAGACCAAATCGGCGCCTTACACGAGGCAAAGATGAACACCCGTGAAATCCTGGACATTCTCAAGAGTGTTCAGCGGGACACCAGTCTAATCCTTGACCAACTGGTAGGCCCAGAACGGAAAGACGGCAACCGCACATTCAGCGGCTGGCCAAAGACCACCACCTGGGGTGGCACGAACGGCAAGACATTTGTGGAATACACCACGGGGCTATTGGAGCAGTTAAAACCACTCCCCGCGAAGGGGGAGAAGTAATTGAACACGTTCCAAGTGTCCCCTGGGGTCCGCAAAGCAATCTACATGGTCGCGGCGCTGTGCATGTCAGCTGCGGCAGCGTTAGGCTTTATTGATGCAAACACTGCTGGGGATTTCCTGTCTGGTTTCGCCCCCGTCCTTGAGGGCTCCGCAGGGCTTCTTAGCATCTTTTCGCTAATTATGGCCACCCTCAAAACCCACGCGGACAGTGATGTTTCCCGCTTTGATGTGGAGAAAGAAGTCGCCGAACGCATGGAAGCATACGCCAGTACGCTTCATGACCAAATGGAGGCTATAGCAAAAAACGCGGCCTCCGAAACCTTGCAGAATATTGACCCTGAAAAATTCCTCCCCGCAGACTACAACCCGCGGCATGAACTAGCGGTCAATAACATGCTGGAATACTACAAAACCCACGGCAACAACTAGCTAGTCACCGTCACACAAGAAAGGCGGTGACTACCGCATGTTTCCAGAACTTGAACCCCATGTGGCACAAATGGTTGGAACGGTAGTGGTCGCCGTTCTTTCCGCAGCCAGTGGGGTTGCCGGGGCGATGCTTACAAACCGTGCGGAGAAAAGCAAGATTGAGGAAGCGAAAGCCGAAACGGAACGGGAAAAAGCTACAGATAATCTCTGCTACATGTTAAAGCAGTTAGATGGTGCAGTAGATCGAAATAAGGATTTGGAAGCACAAAACATTGAGCTTTACAATGAAATTTTCGATCTGAAAAACCAGCTCATATCTATGGCTTATCTTGTTGCCTACATTCAGGTTTTACGGGAACTCTGGCAAGAACCCCCGCGGATACCGGACATGCCGGATATTGTACGAAACGCCCTGGAAAGATTCAAGAATTAGAATAGCCCCGACAGCTGAAAACGAAATTGCCAGGATGCTGTCGGGTCCTCAGTGCCCATCTATTATGCGGAGGATGGTACTTATCTCCAACAGCAATATTAGCATAATGAAATTTTGAAGTCAACTATTGACGCAATCGCAAACCCATATACTTATATGTTCGTTTACCATTGACCATACATCGGTTTGTTTGCACACCTAAAGCCCGCAGCATTTTCTTGAATTTCCGCAGATTTGTCAGTGGTGTTGTTGAAAGACCATTGGCGTGCACCCAACGATTCCACGCTTGTGTGATATCTGATTCGTAAACGAAGGTTTCTTCCTCTGCTGTATTACCAAACTCATCCATCTCAGGGTCTTCATCAACGGTAATTTCGCAAATTTCCTCAATAAAGTCAGTGTAATAGTTTGCCCCTTGTGAAATGGCTTTTGTGGAAGTTTTAATAGCGGCAGGCCAGGTGTCGTTCGACAAGCCTTCGGCAAGGTACATTTCCAGGCCCTCCATGAGCCACGCCAGAATGGCTGGAAGAACCTCAGGATTGTTCACGATATCATCCTCAAACTTCACCATCCCCCCGCGATGTTGGCGGGTGAAAGGAATGGTGCACATACGTCGGAGTGTGGCCGCGTCGGCGTCTGGAATACACGGGGGAGTGTTCGTGGCGGCATACAGGGTGAATTGCAATTGGCCCTCAACAACGTTCTGTGAGTGCGGTAAACGCAGGGAGGTGCTATCATTACCGGTGGCCCGTTTTAAGGCGTCAGCGGACAAATTAGACCGCTCGCCGAGCTCGGAAAGAATCACCGCACGGCGGTTCATGGAAAGCAAAAGTTCCGCGTTCGGGGCCCCTGTGTCTTGCCCAAACACTTTTTGTGCGGACAGCGGGCCCGCATAGTCCCCTAATGCGGCAGCGACGGCTTGCAAAAGGGTGGTTTTACCAGTGTCGGACTCACCATGGAAAATAAACAGCAGTTTTTCCGGGTTTCCAGAAATTAAGGAGTATCCTAAACATTTCTGGGTGAAGCGGCGGAGTTCCTCGTCAGGGATGAAGTTTTGTAGGTATTTTTCAAAAGCCGGGTGTTTCGCCCCGGGGATGTATTCGCAAGCAGTTGACATGGACAGCCGGTCTTCCGGCACGCTGTCACGGATGACCATTTTACCGCGGGATAAATCTAAGGTTTTCGCCCCACCTAAGCCCACAAGGCCTTTTTTTGTGTCAAAGTGGGTGATGTCTACATGGTGTCCAGGCATGGCGTGCATTTGGGCTAGAATAGCCCGCTGCTGGGACGTGGTGGCGGTCTTATTTGCCAGCTTGGTTAAATATTTAATTTCCTCATCAACGTTTTCTAACCAGTCAGTTTCAGGTTTCGTGATCTCTCCGCCTTCGGTAATCCGCTTATTGAGGATATCACGAAGTTTCCGCAGACGATCACGCTCTGCTTTAAGCCGCTCACTGGTAGCTTCATACACAATCCGTAAGGCACGATCCTTATACATGAAATCCGAATACCGCATGGTTTCGGTGTCGAGTAGTACAAATTCGCGGCTTCCGCCTTCGGCGCAGGCCAGGAAGCGGGTTCCCCAATAGTCTGACACCATTTCGGCAAAACCAACATCGTTGGCGTCGTATTTGCGCCAATCAATAATGGGGGGGTCAGTAATCGCCATGTTGTCTAGCTCTGTCTGTACGGCGGCGGCGTTCTCTTCTGGGGTACCGTTTGACATCTTCTCACTTAATTTCTGCATCTTCTCCGCAATCTCACCCGGGTTCACTAGGCGGATTTTACCAGATTCAACATCGGCAGAAATTTTTTCCACATCCCCAATAATGGCTGCGTAAAACTCTTGTTTCGCAACCTCGGGTTCGCGGCGGCCGTCCCCAACAACGGCGCGGTAAAAGTGGTTTCCTAGTTTTTTGAGGGCTAGTTTGACGCCGGGTTCACCGTCCACCCCGTACATGATGATGTTGTGCACGGCGTGCACCATGGTGTCGTGCCCGTTGTTTGCGAGATCTTCTTTAAGGCCCTCGCTGTCGCAGGCTTTCAGTAACCTCGGGGAAAGTGTGTTCGATCCGAAGTCGTAGAAGTTTTTCCGCATCCAGTCTACCGCGGTGCGGTATGCGCTAGCGTGGTTGGCGTTTTGGGAGATGGCCCCGGGTTTCCGGTCAGAAACAGTAGACTTTCCACCGTCGGAAAGATAGTCTACCCACGTTTGGGGGAGCCGCGGTAAGTCCATTACGCTGGGGATTTCACAAATTTCTTCCCCCAAATACCACTGGTATTGCAAATTGTCAACAACACTAGGGTATACTAGTGCATAGCGGTGCGTTTTCTGCAACAAATCAACATCTGGACAAACCGCTGATTTCCACAGAAGACCCCGGGGAACACGAAAGAATGAATGCCCCCCGGGGTTTTCCGCACCCCGGCGGCTAGACCGCGGGTGAGCCATGCGATCAAGGGGCCCGAGTTTTTCTTCCAGTTCAGCAATACGGTCGGCGCCTTTTTTCCCATTGTAATGGTCAACATCAATACCGATGATGTCGAACGGTGCGGTGCCGGTTTCCTGCTGGATTTTCAACATTTCCGCATCAGAATAAGTTTGCATACGGATGGCCACATTATGGTCCCCACCAGACTGCTGTTCCCAAAAACCAAGAATCTGCTCTGGG